GCCATTATTTTACGAAACCGGGTTTTGAGGAAATGGGGTTTTGACCTATTTTGACCAAAGGAGAAACAAGTCATGGGTAGACGTGGACCACTGCCAAAGAATCCAGCCTTGAAGGTATTAAGCGGGAAAGCACCGCTTACAAAAGCATCGATGCAGGAGATCAATGAGCCGTTCTCACCCCCGGCGGTCCCGGCGCACTTCAGCGCTCGAGAGAGGGCGGTGTGGGACGAGACGATCAAGCTGCTGAAACCGCTCAAGGTTCTCAAGAATACAGACTCTGCCGTGCTCGGCGCTTATTGTTCGGCGTATGTACGATGGGAGGATGCCGAGAAGGAGATCCAGAAGACCAAGACAAAGCAATCACGTTTTCTTATGGCGGCCAAGGACGGAAAGGCCGGAGGGATCAATCCGCTGATCCGTCTCAGCCGGGACGCTCAGAAGGATATGCTGCACTATGCCACGATGCTTTCCATGACACCCGCGGCACGCCTCAAGATGGTGGCCACGAAAGGGAAGGAAGAGGAAAAGAACCCCTTTGAAAAACTCAAGGAAGAAAAATGACATGCTCGTGGACCGCCACCGCAATAACCTATGCCAAAGATGCGGTGGACAAGAAGAATTCCAAGCGCTTCGGGAAATGGATCCAGCTCGCCGCGGAACGGTTCCTTAAGGACCTCGAGAAAGCAGACCTCTCAAAAGCGGCTCAAAGAGCTCAAAACCCTTCGTTCGTTTATTCAGAAAAAGAAGCGCGTAAGGCCTGCGAATTTATCTCCAACCTTCCGCACGTGGAAGGCACCTGGAAATCCGCGAACATAACACTGGAGCCTTTCCAGATATTCTTCCTGTGCAATCTCTTTGGATTCAGGTGTCCTGACGGGACACGACGTTTCACTTCAGCCTTGTTCGCCCTCGCCCGCAAGAATGCCAAAAGCTCGCTCGCTGCCGGCATCGGCCTTTTCTGCCTGACCATGGAACCTGAGACAGGCCCCCAGGTGATCTCCGCCGCCACCACCGGCGACCAGGCCGCGATCATTTTCAAAATAGCAAAACGTATGGCCGACAAGAGGCCGGATCTTCGTGCAGCCTTCAACGTCGAATGCTTCAACCGCGCCATTGCCTGCTATGAAAACAACGGGCTTTTTAAAGCCATCAACGCCAAGGCCAGCACTCAGGACGGCCTCAACCCATCATGCGTGATGCTAGACGAGATCCACGCCCATAAATCCCACGATCTTCTGAACGTCCTGCAGTCCGCCGCCGGCGGCCGGCGAAGCCCGCTTTTTATTTTCACTACGACCGAAGGCTATGAGACTCCGGGACCGTGGCCGGAGATGCGGAAGTTCGGGCAGCAGGTCCTGGAAGGCGTGATCCAGGCGGACCATTTCCTTTCCGTCATTTATGCCATTGACGACAAAGACAATGAATTTGATGAGACCGTTTGGGAAAAAGCAAACCCGCTGATCACAATCTCGGAGCCTTTACGCCGAGCCATCCAGAAGGAAGCCACAGAAGCTAAAGCCATGCCCGGCCGGCACGCGGAGTTCTTGATCAAACGCATGAACCGGCAAAGCTCTACCGCGAACGGATGGATCGATCTTCAGAAATGGAAATACTGCGCCGGGGAGGTGCCACTGGAAGAACTTAAGCAAGAGCCGTGTTACGGAGCCCTCGATCTTGCAAGCACCCGGGATCTTGCATCGTTCCGGCTTGTGTGGAGAAAAGAGGGGGTCTTGTATACCCACGGCTGGCGGTGGGTCCCGCAGACCACCGTGGCGATCAGGATCCAGCGGAACCTGGTGCCTTATGCCGGCTGGGTACGTTCGGGATACATGCTTGAAACAAAAGGGGAGGTCACGGATTATGACGAGATCTTCAAGAAAGTCATGTGGGTCAAAGATAATTTCAACTTGGTCAGCATTGCTTTTGACCAGTGGAACGCCGCGCAAATAGCATCGAAGCTTTCATCCGAAGGGATCGACATGAAACAATTCATTCAGGGCCCGAAGTCCTACCATCCCGCGATGAAGAACTTCGAGGAAACCTACATCTCCGGCAAGTTCCGGCACGGCGGGGATCCCGTCCTGACCTGGTGCGCCTCCAACATCGTCGTCAGATCTGACTCCAACATGAACATGGCCCCGGACAAGAAGAAAAGCGCGGACAAAATTGACGATATGACCGCGCTTCTGATGGCCAACGGCCTTCTCGTCGGTCAAGATTCCGACGGCGAGGGAAGTCTGGACGATTTCCTGAGCGATCCCATCTCCGTTCAATAATTCTTTCCTCAGAATAATTCCCTCATAAAAGTTAAAAACAATCCATTTTAACGACAATTGTTTGTAGGAAAACAAACAGGAGGCATCTTGCTACGTTCGTTCATTAGTTTTTTCACGGGCAGCGGTACCCGCCGGGATGTCGGAACGCAAAACCTGACGCCGTCCACCGGAAGAATGACCACGAAAACGGTCTGTGACGACACCGCGTTGCAGATCTCCTGTGCTTTTGCTTGCGTGCGCCGGACCGCGGAAACAATGGCGTCGCTCCCGATCCAGTTTTTTGCTGTCAAAAGAAGTAAGTCCGGAAAAATAATCGACAAGCAGATCAAGACCGACCATTCGCTTTACCGGTTGCTCCGGTGGAAACCGAACCGGTATCAAACCCGGAGCGAGTTCTTTGAAACGATTTTCTATCAGTTGGCGTTCCGCGGAAACGCCTATTCGCTTATTGAGCGGGATAGCGGCGGCCAGATCATTTCTCTTTTGCCGCTTCTTACTTCCCAGGTGGAGACGGTACTTAACGCCGACGGATCTGTGATCCACAAATATAACGCGAATGGAAAGATCAATGTCTACACGGCAGACAAGATCTGGCATCTCAAGCTATTCGGGAATGGGATCATCGGTCTTTCGCCTTTGGACCAGGCACGTAACAGCTTGGGCATTTCTCTTGGCGCCGAAGAAAGCATCAACAGGATGTCCAACAGCGGCTTCAAGCAGGGCGGGGTGCTTTCGATCGACAAGATCCTGACCTCGGACCAGCGGAAGAAGCTTAAGGAAAACTTCAACGACATCGCCAGCGGGAAAGAGGAAGCTCTGAAGGTTCTGGAAGCCGGCATGAAGTTTACTCCAACCTCGATGCTTCCGAAAGACGTCCAGCTTTTGGAAAGCCGGAAATTCCAACTTGAGGATATTTGCCGGTTCTTTGACGTCCCCCCGGTCCTGATCCACGACATGTCTTCTTCCACGGTGTGGGGATCCGGGATCACGGAGATCGTCCGGGGATGGTACAAGCTCGGCCTGGCGCCGTATCGCGAAAAAGTCAAAGACAGCATTCAGACCCAACTTCTCACGATCGAAGAGCGCGAACAGATTGAGCCCGATTTTGATATCGATGAACTTCTCCGGGGCGGGGAAAAAGAGCGTTACGAAGGCTATCAGATCGCGATCCGGAGCGGTGTGATGACGCCGAACGAATGCCGGGGACAAGAAGGATTACCGCCGGACCCCGCCGGCGACAAGCTATTCATCGATCAACAGTTGATCTATCTCGCGAATGGAGGGCGTAGCAATGAAACGAAACCACCTGCTGCTTAAAACCGACGGGCTTAATTTTAACCGGATCAAGATCGATGACAAGGTCCTTGCGCGTTGGGACAACAGCATGGCCGCCGAGAAGGACGAGAAGATTCCGTCCATCGACATTTTTGACATGATCGGCTCCGATTGGTTCGGGGATGGCTTTACCGCCAAGCGCATGTCCGCCGCTCTGCGCTCCATCGGCGAAGACTCCGACGTGGTTGTGAATATCAATTCTCCCGGGGGAGACATCTTTGAAGCCGCGACGATCTACAACCTTCTCGCCCAGCACAAAGGGCATGTCTCTGTGAATATCCTCGGCCTCGCCGCCTCTGCCGCCTCGGTCATTGCAATGGCCGGTGACAGCGTGAAGATGTCCAAGCTTGGATTTCTCATGATCCACAACTCCTGGTCGGTAGTCATGGGGAACAAAGATGATCTGCGCGAAGCGGCCAACGTTCTTGAGCAGTTCGACGCCTCGATCCTTTCCGCGTATACCGCCCGGGTCACACTGGACGAAAAAAAGATTGTCAAGATGATGAACGAAGAAACATGGATCGGCGCGGACGACGCATTGGAATTTGGATTTGTGGATGAGGTTGTCGAAGCAAAATCTGGACCTGAGAAAAACGACGAGAAGAAAGTGAAGGGTCAGGCGCGAAGGAAGATCGAGATGGCGCTTGCGAGGGAAGGTTTTTCACGTAAGGAGCGCGAGGACATTTTTCTAAAAGCCGGAGTGCGTGATGCCTCCGAGCCTGCCGTGCTTGATGCCGGCGAAGAGGGATGGAATCAGCTGATACACACTTTAAAAAATTAAAAACCAAAAGGAGAATCAATCATGGATCCCGTTCAATTGAAACAGGCTTTTGAGGAATTCAAAGCCTCGCAACTCGCGGCGACCGAAGCCGTGAAGGCGATGGTGAAGGAGCAGGAAAGCGGCACGAAAGAAGGTATCAAGTCGGCGATGGACAAAGCCGAAGCCGCCGCAGTGAAGGTCCAGTCGTGCGCGGACCGTCTTGTCGCGTTGGAACAGAAACTCACCGGCTCGATCCTTGCCGGGAAAGAAGCTCCGAAGTCCTTTGGACAGATCGTAATCGAGGATCCGTCGTATAAGGCGTTTGCTTCCGGGCAGACGAACAAGTGCCGTATCACCCTGAAGAACGGGTTCACGGCGCAGAACAACACGATCACCGGCCAGAGCGGCAGCCCCGCGGCCAATGAGGATGTTCTCGTTCCGGCGGATCGCCGTTCCGGGATCATCCCGGGCGCTTTCCGGACCCTGCGAGTGAAGGACCTGCTCGCCCGTGGAAACACCGTCAGCAACGCCGTGGAATTCACCCGTGAGCTTCTTTTCACGAACAACGCTGCTGAAACCGCTGAAGGCGCCGACAAGCCCGAGAGCGTTTTGACGTTCGAGCTGTACTCGAAGCCCGTCGTCACGATCGCCCACTGGCTCAAGGTATCCCGTCAGATCCTCAGTGACGCTCCGGCGCTCCTGGCATACATCCAGAACCGTCTCCGTTACGGTGTGGAATTGCGCGAGGAAACCCAGATTGTTGCCGGGAACGGTGTCGGACAGAACCTCACCGGGATGACGGTGTCTCCGAACTTCACCGCTTTCACGCCGTCTTCGGGGGATCAAGCTCTTGATTCCTTGAACCGCGCGATCCGCGCCTTGGATGCCGCGGATTATCCGGCGAACGGTGTCGTCATGAACCCGGCCACATGGGGTGGCATCGAGCGGCTGAAAGACGCGAACGAGAATTACATCGTGGGTTCTCCGTTCGGCGCGATCGTTCCCTCAGTGTGGGGGAAGCCGGTGGCGTTGACGCCCAGCATGACCGCAAACAAGCTGCTCGTCGCAGCTTTTGACATCGCGTTCATGTACCTCGAACGTGAGGCCACGGAAGTGGAGATGTTCGAGCAGGATGACACGAACGTCCAGCAGAACCTGATCACGATCCGCGGTGAAAAGCGTGGCGTGCTCGGCGGACTGCGGCCGGCGTCTGTGCGGTACGGAAGCTTGACGGTCTAAGCCAGGTACTAGCATGAAGATCATCGCCAAGCGTTCATTCATCAGCACCCAACGAGGCGTGGGGAATGTCCCGGAGGGACGGGTGTTGAACGTAGACGATGGTTATGCTGAAAGTCTGATACGGGCCGGGCTTGCGGATAAGTTTGCCGCAGACCCGGCCCTTCGGGCTATGACAAAGTCTTTTTTTTTAACTCCCGAAGTCCAAGCCGGGAGTGGGCCATTATTGCCAGCGGCCCCAGCCTCACCGGCGACGACTGTGAAAAGATCAAAGCGTGGCGCCAAGAAGGTGAAAACCGCTACGTCATTGTAATTAATACGACCTACCAGCTGTGCCGGTGGGCGGATGTTTTATATGCGTGTGACGGGGATTGGTGGGAACGTTACTTCCCCGATGTTCTTTCAACATTTGATGGCGAGTTATGGACCCAGGATATTGTCGCGTCGGAGAAATACGGATTACACCGGATCGAAGGCAATAAAGCCGACGGTCTCGGCAGGGACAAGGTCCACTACGGAGCCAACAGCGGTTATCAGGCCATGAATTTGGCCTATTTGTTTGGAGCAAAAAAAATGATCCTTTTAGGGTTTGATTGCAAGCGCGGTCCCAATAACGAAAGCCATCATCACGGCGATCATCCCGGGGGCCTAAATAAATCGATGCCGCTTCAATCATGGATCAAGAATTTCCGCCGGCTTGCGGAGGATCTTCGGGCCGAGAGCGTCGAGGTCGTCAACGCCTCTCGGGAAACGGCGCTCGAATGTTTTGATAAAACAAACCTTGAGGTGGCGTTATGTTTAAGCTGATCACAGCACCGGATGAGATCATCACCGTCGAAGAAGCCGCGGAGTTCCTGCGCGCTGAATTTTCGGCCAGCGAGGAAACGCTGATCGAGTCCCTAATCACCGCCGCCCGCCAGCTTTGCGAAGAGTATCTTTTTCGCCGTATTGGCGTCCAGACCGTGGAATTCAGGGGTAAGGGTTTTCCCGTGAATAATAGTCCGATCGTCCTTCCGGCACCGCTCAAAATTACCTCTCCGGTAACATCGATTAAATATCTCGATGGAAACCAGGTCGAACAGACTCTTGCCGCGTCGGAGTACGTCGTCAGCGATTCCGCACCGGCTCTTATCACGCCCGTTAATAGCTGGCCTGAAACCTCACTCTCTGGGGATTCACTCCGGGTACGTTTTTCCGCAGGTTATAGCGCTACCGGAGAAAGCCCGGTGCTTTCCGAAGCCTTACCCGCCACGATCCGCACGGCCATGCTGATGCAGATCGCCGACATGTACGAGAACCGGGAGGCCCAGGTAGAAAGACCTCTGAATGCGAATCCGACATTAGCGAATCTTTTAGCGCCCTACCGGCTGGAAATGGGGATCTGATGCGCGCGGGAGACCTGAATAAACGGATCACGATCTATCAGTTAGTGACCGGAAGCCCGGTCGCTGACGAACTCGGGAACCCCAACACGAGCTGGGAATCAGTGGATACCGTTTGGGCCTCCATCGAGCCGATCACCGGCCGTGAATTCTGGGCACAGCAGCAGGTTCAGAGTGAGATCACCGTCAGGATCCGGATACGGTACCGGGACGACATTCTTCCGGGCATGAAAGCGGAATATGGCTCCAAAAAATATGTCATCCAAAACGTCATCGATCGAGATGAACAGCACGCAGAACTTCAGCTGATGTGTTCCGAAGGAGTGGTCAATGTCTAGCGTCACTGTCCAGGTCTTAGGGCTGCAGGAGCTGGAAAGAAAACTGAAAGCGCTGGGCCCCACAATCGCCAAGAAATCGCTCCGTAGCGCACTGGTGGCCGGCGCGAAGGTGGTCAGAACAGAAGCGATGGGACTCGCTCCGGAGAAGACAGGCCGTCTCCGGAGGGCCATGTACATCAAGAAAATGACCAAGCCCAACCCTTTTGCGGAGAACGTGATTGTCGGCGTCAGGCACGGAAAGAAGATGCAAAAGGTTTCCCAGAAGCAATTTGGAAAGATGGGTTTAGACGCCTATTACTGGACCTTCCAGGAGTTTGGTACCAAGTTCGTCAAAGGCATGCATTTCATCGAAGAGGCTTTCAAAAGAAGCAAAGAACGGGCCTTGGCGAAATTTAAAGACGTGCTCACCGGGAACATCAAAAAACTTGTCCAGGACGGCGTGAGATGATCCAGGAAGATATTTTTTCGGTACTTTCGAGTGATAACGGGATCGCCGCGATCTGCGCGAAGAGGATCTATCCGCAACGAATGCCGCAAGGATCTGTTGTCCCGGCAATCGTTTACACCTTTAGCGACATCACCCCGGTCAAAAGTCTTGGGGGAGAAAGCGGCCTGGATAATGGCATGGTGGAGATCATTTGCTGGGCACAAGATCATACCCAAGCCTGTCGATTGGCTGCGGCGGTCCGCGCGGCGTTTTCAGCAGCCGGAACAGCGGTGATGACGGGCAATATGCAGGATGTGCAAGATGAAGAAACACACAATTTTGGAGTTTTGATGAACATGAGCGCTTGGTCTTAAATGAACGAAAAAAACGGAGGGTATCACAATGTTTAAAAAAATCTTCGCACTTCTGGTTTGCTTCACATTCTGTCTTTCCTCGCAGCTACTCGCGGCCAAAACCGAAGGGAATAGCACGGTAGTGGGGGGGCAAGTCATTTACGGCCACGACACGGCGACGACGATCCAGCCGGTGAAGGTTCAATCCGACGGTTCCGGGATTGTGACAACCTCCAGCACGCCATTCGCTCAAAAGATCACGCAGCCGGACGCGAGCAGTTCTTACTTCGCGGTAGCGGCGGTGGGGACGGCGCAGGCGACGGCGTCCTGGCAGGCGTACAAAATGACGACGACCGGGACATCAACCACGATCACATGGGCTGATGGGAACGCGAATTTTGACAATGTCGCGACGGACCTTACGGCTTTAACGTACTCATAATCCAGGAAGAAAAGGAGAACTGCCATGAAAGATTTCGCTAAAAGATTTCCGAACGATACTCCGTTGGAAGTTTACACGCCCGCCACGATCGCGGCTTTGTTCCCGTCCTTTTACCAGCGGGATATTAAGTTTGCGTTGAAGACCGCGTACTCTACGGCGGCGAACCGTTACATCATCCAGACCCCGAACAAGTTGTCGGTAGACGTGAACGGCGCGATCTATTTTCTGACAGCGCTTGCAGAACTCGATCTGTCCGTTGAAGCGACATGGGATACGATTGCTGGGACGGATTACAGGGTTGCCGCAAGCCGAGCCGGGAAAGATTTTTATATCTATGCCTGCGTTCCTGCTTCGGGATCGACGCCTACGTTGAAAGTGTCGGCCAATTCCACGGTCCCGACCGGGTACAATGCAAACACCTCCCGAAAGATCGGCGGGTTTCATTGTCTTTGCGTGGCCGTTGGAACGATTGCAAGCCACACGTTGACAGATTTCGTGGCTGGCGACGTGCTTCCCGCCTCGATTTGGGATCTTCTTCATCGCCCGAAACTCGCAAGTCCCGAAGGAATGACGTTCAGCGAAGGAGCGAACATTTGGGTAGACATTTATCTTGCTTCCGGGACCGGAGCCAACACCGCGTCCGCTAACGGCGGGACGATCTCGGACAATCGGACGTGGCTTGATTTTGTGGACGATGGCGCGGCGGTCAAGAAACGGATGCTGAAAGACGCCGAGTTCCAGATCATCGCCACCGGTTGTAACGAAAAAACGAATATCACAGGTTCCGCGGATCCCGTAACCACGGGCGGTCATGTGGATACCGCCGCACGAAGAATGTTATCCAACATCGGATGCGAGGATTGCGCCGGGGTAATGAATCAATGGCTGGATGAAAACGGGTATCGTTGCGATCCGGATGGAACGGTTCAAGCGGCCGCGCTTACATTTAACGTGACCTACGCCGCTTCTCCCGGTGGAAATCCGGTCTATCTCAAGTACGACAACAATATTCCGTATCTTTGTTGCAACATGGCCACAGCAACTGCGGATAAATGGATCGGCCCCACGAATTACAAAGTCAAGATCACCCATGACGCAGATGCCGCCACCGGGGGCTTGCAGGTGTATTTTGACGATGACGGAACGGCTCCCGCAAGGTTGAAGGTGAACAATACCTTGTTCTCGAAGGACGTTTTGATCCCGACGAATAATCCCGCGTACTATCTGCAAATCGCGCATTCCGCGACGGCCAGCACTGTCGGGACGGCGTTGAATTACGACGATGGCGCGGATAATCGTTTGGAATCCGCATGTGCCGGTGGAGTTACCGCCGCGTTGGATCTGGCTCTTAATAGCCAGGGTTTTGCGGATTATGCGTTGCCGGGCAACAAAGGAAGTATTTATAAACAAGGAACATACGGAGACGTGAAGTTGCTTGCCGGCCGTTATTGGGCTTCTGGCACGTCTTGCGGCTCGCGTGCGCGGACTGCGAATACCTACCGCTGGGTTGCGCATACGTCTATCGGCTGCCGGTTTTGCGCGGAGCCAGTGTAAGCGAAGAACACAGAGCACGGAGGGCGGGTCGAATTTTTTTTAACAAAGAGGGCGAACAAGGGCTAGTGGATCACCGGTTGCTGGTTGCTTGCCG